CAAAATGAATATCTATAATTATCAAAGGGTTAATACATGGCGCATCGAATCCGCAATAGTATAAGTATAAGTAAAAGTATAAGTAATAGTAAAAGTAAAAGTAAACGCATCGCGAATGGCCGACGTGGGGAGGAACATGAGCGATCACTGGATCGATAGATTGGCAGACAGGTTCGGGTTCGTTCCTTCCGAGAAGGTCGCTGCTGCCGTGCGCGAGGCGGACGAGAAAGCCGGCAACGTCTTGAAGGAAGTCGAAGCGAAGGCTGTACAGAGCACGCAGGAGGCCGCGGCGAAGGTCATGGCGCTCATCACCTCCGCCTCGTCGTCCGGGTTCGGCTCCTCGATCACCTCGCCGGACCGGACGTATTCGCAGCTCGTCGACGCGTATGCCTCCTGGGTCTACACAGCCATCGACAAGATCGCGAGCACCGTGCCGACGCTCAAGCTCAAGCTCATGGTGTATCGTGCCAGCGGCTCCCGGGCGAAGGTCATACTTCCCCATTCCCTGCGCGCGGAGCTGAAAGGGTTGCGCACCGAGCGTGCGCGAGACATGCTCGTGCGGGAGAAGGGGTTGCGCAAGGAAGAGATTCTCGATCATCCGTGGATCGATCTCAACCAGCGGCCCAATCCGGTCAGCACGCGCTTCACGTTCTGGTACGACACCATCGCGAGATTGGAGCTTCTCGGTTCTTGCGGTTGGTACCTGCCGAGGAACCGCCTGGGCCTGCCCGGGGAGGTGTGGCCGCTGCCGCTTACGAAGTCGGCGTCCCTGGTGCCGGTAGTCGACGGGTTCGCCAGGGTCCAGGGCTGGAAGTATCGCGATGGACAGGTGAACGAGACGATCCCGCCCGAGGAGCTGGTGTTTCTTCGGTACCCGCATCCCGGCTCTCCGTTCAAGGGCATGTCCCCGTTGCTCGCGCAGACCTACCCCTACGACATCGACCTGTACATGATGCAGCGGCAGAAGGCGCTCTTCGAGAACCAGGCCATCCCCGGGCTGAACTTGCACACGGATCAGCAGCTCCAACCGGACCAGGCGAAGGAACTGATGGACTTCCTCGACATGCAGTTCACCGGGGTGAAGAAAGCCGGGAAGAACCTGGTCACGCACAGCGGGCTCAAAGCGAGCCAGCTATCCGTGTCGAACCGGGACGCGATGGTCGGCGAGGTGGCACGTCAGTCGCGGGAGAAGATCCTGACGGGATACAGCCTGAACGAAGGCATCGTCGGGCTGGTGCGGGACGTAAACCGCGCGAACCTGGAGGGGCTCACCGAGCTGTTCGTCCGCGGGTGCCTCCTGCCGAAGACGATGCTCATCGAGGAGCACATCGAGACGTTCCTGCTCCCGAGGTACGACGAGGGGTTGTCGTGCGACTTCGAGCTACCAGATCTGGAGGACAAGGAGTTCGAGCGGCAGGCGATGGAGACGCGGCTCAAGGGGTGGGTCACCGTCATCAACGAGGAGCGGGAGAAGCTTGGGAAAGATCCGGTCCCGTGGGGCAACCGCCCGTGGGCCGCGTCGGGCGTCGCGCCGCTGGGCGAGGGGATGACATCACCGGCCAAGGGGCAAGGGAAGGGGCATCGTGGGAACGGGGAGTGGCAGGACGAAGACGACAAGGAGGAGGACATGATCGGCTGGAGCGAGCCTCTGACAAGCGAAGACGGCTCTGGGAAGCCTTCGTCAAGCGACAATCCAAGTGGGAACGAACGCACGCCGCCCGTGGGCGAGCGTACTTCCGGGACTTGAGGGATCGAGTGATAGCTGCGCTGCTTCGATCAGGCAAGGAGGTGGAGGGAATGCTGGCGGGGAACTCACACCGCAAGGTAGCCGCGCTGCTGGCCGGCGGCGGGATGACGAAGGCAATTAACCCGCCAAAGAAGAGTGAGGCGAAGCGGCTGCGCACCTTGTTCGAGGAGCTCGCGGAAACCGTACTGGTCGACGGCGCGGAGGAAGCCCTGACTTCTCTCGGGGTGGGCGTGACGTTCGACCCGAAGGACAAGCGGGTCCAGGCGTGGCTCGGGGACCGGCTGGATCTCTTCTCGGAGGAGGTGTCGGGCACGTCCTTCGAGGCCATCGACCGGGTTCTACGCGCGGGCTTCGCCGAGGGGCAGTCTCTGCCGGTGATCGCCGACGAACTGCGCACCATGTTCGCGGCGTGGGACAAGTACCGTGCACCGTTGATCGCGAGGACCGAGACGGTCTCCGCGCTCAACCGTGGATCGCTGGAAGGCGTGAGGCAGAGCGGCGTAGCCGACGATCTGAAGAAGGGGTGGCTGACGGCTGGAGACGAGCAGGTGAGAGATACGCACGTCGCCGCAGGGGTGGCATACGGCAAGAGTCCCATCCCGGTGGACGACGACTTCAGCGTCGGTGCAGACTCGATGCCGCACCCCGGAGGTGGATCGCTGGCGGAGGAAAATATCAACTGCTTCCTCCCTGGTACGATCGTGAGCGGTAGATTTGTGGCTGGACTAAAAACCAGGTACGCGGGGCCTGCGCGGGAGATCGAGACCACCTGGGGACACCGGCTCTCCGTTACGCCCAACCATCCCATACTGACTTCTTGTGGGCTTGTCCCTGCGAAGGATCTCCGCAAAGGCGATACACTTCTCGGCTATCGCGGAGAGCCTTGTTTTATGCCGGGTGCGGTAGGGAATGCAGACCGCGAAAGCGGACCATCCCTGATCGAGGATGTATTCGAGACGTTCTCGGCGAACGGACGAATGTTTGAAGCTGCATCCGATACTGACCTCCACGGCGACGCGCGGTTCACTGATGGCGAGATCCAAGTTGTAACGGCCAAGGGGATACTGACGGGAGACCGAGATTCCAGCATTGCCAAGCGCACGGAAGATCTCGTCCTCGTACTGGCCTATTCGGGTAAGTCGAAGATGGCAAGTTTTGGCGCGGGCAACTCGTTCGCTCAACGATTGCTCTCTCCCGCGAGAGGCATTCCAAGCAGCAGAACACTGACGTTCGATCAGCCTGCGGCTCTTGTGGATCTTGGTCCATTTCAGCCGCTCTGCCTCGGACCTGCTTCGGGTTGGGATATTTCTCTCCCGAAGATGGAGAGCAATCGTGCTTCTTTCTACCCCAAAGGAATCAGCGAGAGCTTTGACGCTTTCTCCGGCAAGGAATCTGGAGACCATCTTGTCTACCGGGAAGACCCTCCTGCGATTTGGGAGTGTGGATTTATCCCGAAGCGGGATGTTGTTGTTTCGAAGTATGACGTAGAGCGTCGAGAGGCTCATTCCAAATTCATCCAGGATCTGCTGAATCGGAGCGCCGGAGCAATATCTCTCGATGAAGTCAGAGAGATTCGCGATTTTAATTTTACTGGCCATATATACGACCTCCAGACAGACGTTGGTTGGATGATATCACAAGGCATCGTCACAAGCAACTGCCGTTGCGCTGTGTCATACGTTCGAAAGAAGAAAAGCTGACTCGGAGGAAGAGACGATGGGACAGATGATCTACAAGGTATTCGACGCTGTTGTCAAGTCAGTCGATGAGGAAGCGCTCATCGTCGAGCACTTCATCTCCACGGAGACGCCGGACAGGCACGGAGACATCGTGCGGGCGAAGGGGATGCAGGTCAAGGGCAAGCCCGTCGTCTTGCTCGGGCACGGGTGGGACACGATGGGGAGGGAGCCGATCGCCAAGCCGCTCGGGTTCGACAAGAGGGCGGAGCACAAGGGCGTTCCTGGGATCATCGCGAAGACGCAGTTCTTCGACGACGACGTGGGGAGGCGGCTCTTCAGGAAGACGACCGAGGGGTTCATGCCGAACTGGAGCATCGGGTTCTTGCCGATCAAGATGCGTCCCATGCAGGACGACACAGGCCAGGAGATCCGTGGTCGGGACATCCAGGTCTGGGAGCTGCTTGAATACTCCCTCGTCGCCGTTCCCGCGCAGCCGGACGCTCAGACGATGCCGGGCCGGAAGAAGGAAGGCGTGAGCGAGATCCGGTTCAAGGTGTTCGATCCGGCGGCTACCGAGGGCGTCACGCTCTGTCCGACCTGCGGCGAGAAGGAGATCCGCGTGGACGTGGATTCGGAGCACGGAGTCGGGGTGGCGCAGGAGTGCGGGGAGTGCGCGGCGGCGGCTACCCCTGCTCCAGTCGCCGAGAAGGAGGAGGTCGCGGACGCGCTGAACCTGGACGAGCTCGCGAAGCAAGTGGAGAAGATGGTCGCGTCGGTCGACGGGTTCTCAAAGCAGGTGGAGAAATACCAGGGCGCGTTCGAAAAGTTGTCCGAGGTTTACGTGACCCTTGACAAGACGATCAGAGAGTTCATCGAGGAACAGGGTATCGCCGAGAAGGAGGCCGAACCTGCCGTTTCCCCGGAAGAAGGCGAACAGACCAACCCGCAGGAACGCGAACCAGGACCGGACGTGATCCAGGGCGAAGAGGCCATCAAGCTCGTCGCGAGCGTAGCGAAGAGGGCGATGGAGGATCGCGTCCGAAATGAGATCAACAGGATGAGAGGCAAGGTTAACTAACGGAGGAAAGAAGATGACGGTACCGGCAGCAACGGAAACGAAGCAGGTGGTTCAGATGACACCCGAGCAGCTCACGGCCACGGTCCTCGAAGTGGTCAAGGGGATGTCGATCCCCGAGGTCGCGGCGATGCGCGAGGAGATGAAGGCGATCGAGAAGCGGGCGCTGTTCCCGGGCGAGGACGAGAAGTCCGGACTCATGGAGACGTGCGGCAAGTCGATCGTCGACACGTCAATGTTCTACCAGCCCTACGGGCGCATGGAAGGGAAGCAGCTCAACGGCATCCTGATCGCGCGGCAGTTCAAGAGCGGCGGGAGGGGACCGTGGATCCACCTCTCCCCGCAGATGGAGAAGTTTGCGGAGATCATCCGGGTCCGCGGGCGGGTCAACAAGCTCCGCAAGTTCGACCTGGAGGAGTACAACAAGGACGTCCTCGACGTGATCACGAAGGCGTCCGGGCCGCTGACCACGACCGACGTGGGGGCGCTCGTACCGATCGAGTTCCTGGCGACGGTGATCGAGTTCGCCACGGCGCAGTCGGCGATCCTACCGCTGTGCTGGCGTCTGCCGATGGGCTCGCTCACCCTGCGCATCCCGAAGCTGGCGCAGGCCGCAGGTTCCTACTTCGGCGGGCTCGTCCTTTACCACCCGGAGGAAGCCGGCGAGAAGTTCGAGACCAAGCCGACCTTCACCACGATGACGTTCGAGGCGAAGAAACTCATCGGGATGATCATCCTGACCGACGAGCTCATCGCCGACAGTGCCATCAACATCGTCAACTACGTGACCTCGCTGTTCGTCCGTGCCTTCCAGTGGCAGACGGAGAGGGAGATTCTCCAGGGGTCGGGCGCGGGAAACCAGATGCTCGGGGTTCTCAACGACCCGGCGATCAACTTCGTGTCCAGGCAGACCCTCGGGACCGTACAGTACGAGGACATCATCAACCTGGACAGCGCCATCGACGACAACTTCAACAACCTCGTCTACGTCCTGCGGAAGGCGACGGCGAACCAGCTCCGCCTCCAGAAGGACAACAACGGCCAACCCGTGTACCGGGACGGGCTCGCGCAGTTCATCGGTGGAGCGATGCCTCCCACGATGAACGGGGAGCGTGCGATTCGTACTCGGAACGCCCGGGCGATGGGGGACACCGGAGACGTGATCCAGGGCGACTTCGGGTTCTACATCTGGACGGTGCGGCAGGACATGACCATCGACTACTCGACCGAGCGGTTCTTCGAGTTCGACGAGAGCGCGGCGCGGTTCGTCGTCCGGCAGGACGGCAAGCCGGGAGTCTCCATCGCGTTCGCGGTTCTCGACTCGGCGATCTCGTAAGCGGCAACCAATCTGATGTCCCGGGGGGAGCGATCTCCCCGGGACAGCACTGAGACGAAAGGACCGGAGATGGAGGATCTCATGGAGGGAAGGATGTTCAAGGTCGAACACTTGGATCCGGTGCTCAGGAAGCGGGATGGGCGGTTCGGGTTCTACGGGTATAAGATCGCCCAGCGACTCGAGAAGTTGAAGAAAGGGAAGATCTGCGTCGAGGGGCACATCGGGCCGGGGCCGGAGACGAAGGTGCTGCTGGCCGGAGGGTCGGGGGAGTACCTCACGAAGACGGCGTTCGTCTCGAAGCGCTCGGACGGGGCGAGGAACTCACTCGGGTCGCGAGACCTCTATGGCGACAAGGAAGAGGCGAAGAGGGAGGCCGAGGAGAAGGCGAAGGGGGAGAAGCCCGATGGGTTGGGCTGAGCGGGCGAACCCGAAGTCCCTGCGCAACCTCTCGCTGGCCGAGCAGTCCGAGGCGCTGGCGAAGAAGGAGAAGAGACGCAAGCAGCAGCAGGCGCGCACCGAGATGATCGGCAAACTACGCCGCAGGATGTTCGTGCGGCGGGCGATGGAGCAGGCCGCGAAGGAGGAAGAGAGCTTGGACCAGGATCACCGGCCGACTACGCAGGGGGGAGCCGACGGACGATGAGAGTCGCTTGGATCCAAGATATCTCCCGCCCGCACGGGGGAGCGGAGTGCAGCAACCGCACCGTGGTGGCCGCCGGGGAGAAGCTCGGGCACGACATCGTGGGCATCACGCCGCAGAACTTCAACCCGTGGGTCCTCGACCAGGCGGACGTCTTGATAGTGAACAACTTCTTCCAGTTCGGGCGAACGATGTCCGACCTGATCACGCACAGGCTGTGGGCAGATGGGACGCCCTACGTGGTCTATTCACACGATCACCGGGATCTTCAGGCAAGACCGGCTTTCGCGAAAAAGCTGTTCGATAAGTCTCGCCTGAACGTGTTCATCAGCCCGAGGCACATGGGGAACTACGTGCGCGGTCTTGGGTGCGAAGGAGTTGCCCTTCCGTTGGCGATCGACGTGGGACTTTTTCAGCCGGTCCCCGGGATCAAGCGGCAAGAGGGACTCGCGCTCATCGTCGGCGGGTGGATGCGCGGCGGGAAGGTCGGGAAGGAGCTGCGGGCGTTCATCCAGGGGAACGGTGACTGCCGGTACCTGTCCGTCGGGCTTCCCGTGCCAGGCGCGGAGCTGCTTCCGAAGCAACCGCTCGAGAAGATGCCGGAGGCATACTCCCGCGCCTCGTCGCTCGTTCACTTCCCGGACATGGAGTGCGCGGGGGAGAGGGTCGTCTTTGAGGCCGCGCTTTGCGGGATCCGTGAGTTCCACCTGGGAGAGCGGGTCGGGCACGCCTCCTGGGGGTACGATTTTTCCGACGATGCTGGGCTTCGGAAGAGGTTGAAGGAGGCGCCGATCGAGTTCTGGCGACTCGTGGAGGAGAGGTGCGCATGAGCGCGCAGCCGATCTACGAACATACCCGGGCTCCAGACCACGTGAAGGGTCACCCACAGACGGGGCTTATGTACGAGACTCTCGCGGATCTCGCGTCGAGAGAGGACGTGCAGACGGTGATCGAGATCGGCTCGACTGACGGGGGGGGCTCGACGATGGCGCTGCGGGAGGGACTGGAGCGCAACCCTAACTTCCCGCGGGTGCGTCTGTTCTGCATCGAGGCCGTGGCGCAGATGTACCGCGTGCTCGCCAAGACGCGCGCTCCGTACATGAAGTGCTACCGGGTATGCTCGACCAAGCCGAAGATGCACTACACCGACTCGGAGATCGATCGGTTCTTCCGGGAGGACTGGCCGAAGCAGCCGTTCCACTCGCCGGCGCAGAAGCAAGATCCAGCGTGGCACAAGCGGGAGAGGAACCGGTACATCGCTTACTTCGAGAAGGAGCGGCTCCCACTCGACGGGGTCCAGCTCATCAAGGACCGCAACCAGGTGAACCGTTTCGATCTGGCGTTCGTGGACGGCGGCACGTACAGCGGCAGGGCGGACGTGGCAGCCGTCTACGGCGCGAAATACCTCGTGCTCGACGACACGCACACGCTGAAGTGCCTGTGGACCTTTGAGAAGCTCCGGGAGGACCCGAACTACGAGATGACGATGCACAAGCCGTGGTCCAATGGGCACTATGGTTACGCGGCGTTCCGGTGGACGAAGTGATCCGGGACCTGTACCTGGAGAAGATCCGCAGGGGGCTCGTGAAACGTGACGAGATCGAGTTCCACAAGTTCTCGACGCTCGTCCAGGACCTTCTTCGTCAGGATACGGACGCATCGCTCGTGAAACAGTTCGAGCAAGAGATCGAGAGGATGAGAACGATGGTGGGGGTCGCAGTCGAATGAGCAGCGAGACCCTGTGCTACTTCCAGAGTGGTATCGGTAACCTGATCCTGGCGACCCCGGCCTTCAAGGCGCTCGCCTCGATTGATCCTTCGGGGAAGGTGGACGTGCTTCTCGACCCGCGTTTCCAGCGGGACTCTCGCTACCATGCGATTACCGAGATCCTCGGGCTCGCGCCGTTCGTGGGGGAGGTCGTTCAGTTTGGAGGACAGAACGGGCACTACAAGAGATACTTCGTGCCGATCCAGTCGGAGACCTCGAACGCCGGTCACCACGTTTGCAGGAAATCTCCGAGGAAAGGCGCGTGGCCCGGGGCGAGGTGGCGCATCGACGGGCTGCACGAGATCGAGGTGAACATGGGGTTCGTCCGTGCCTACGGGTACAAGGGACCGCTGCCGAAGCCCTTCGCGCCGGTGGCGGAGCAGCCGATCCTTTCCGGACCGAGGCCGTGGATCGGGTTCTGCAACTCCTCGTTCGGCTCCGTCGTGTGGGAGAAGAAGCAGTGGGAGTGGTTCCCCGAGATGGCGCAGGTAGCGAGGCGGGAGTGGGGCGGCACGATCTTCGGGGTCGGCGGGAAGGGCGACCTGTCCGAGGTCCCGGGGATCGAGAACTTCTCCGGGAAGACCTCGATCTCCGAGACGGGGAAGATCCTCTCGCAGCTTGACCTTTTCATCACGACGGACACCGGGTGCATGCACATCGCCGACGCGCTCTGTGTTCCGTTGATCGCGCTGTTCGGTCCGACGATGACGTCGAAGAACGCGCCGGTCGGGCGACACGGGCACTACCTGAAGAGCGAGCTTATCTGCGCGCCCTGCCAGTACACGGCGAGGTTCGCAACGTGCCGTGAATATCGGTGCTTGAGATCCATCGAGCCTCGTGACGTGGTGAACGCGGTTCGCAAACTGAAACTACTCCCGGGGGACCGGAAAGAGACGGAGGTCAGGTGAGATGGCGGCAGACGTTCAGATCCATGAGATGACTGCGGCAGGGGCGGGGGTGGATAAGACCTCCGGCACGATCCGGTTCAAGGCGGCGGACGATCAGACGGTTGATACGAACAACCGGCTTCAGATCCCGGTGGCCGGGGAGGATTACTCCTACACCAAGCAGGTACGGGCCTACTTCAACTCCGCGCCGAGCGTGGACATCCAGAACCTGCGGGCGTACTCCGACGCTTCAAACGACTTTGGCGCGGGCGTTGCGGTGGAGTACGACATCCCCGGAGGTGGGTTGGGCACCTTCCCGAACGTCGACACGGACCTGGCCGGCACGGACTTCTTCACGAAGACTTCCGGCGTACCGATCGATATGGACGCCATCAACACCGGCCCGCACACCGGGACCGGGTACAAGGGGGACATCGTGCGGATGCAGATGATCATCCAGAACACCGCATCGCCGGGGCAGCTCTCGGCGGAGACGTTCACGCTGGCGTACGACGAGACGTAGGATGCTCCCGGTCCGTGACCGATACGGCTGGGAGGCCGAGCACATCGACGGCAGCACTCTCTCGCAGTACAACGGGAGCGGGGGTGAGACGCCTTCCACGGAGATCCGCACCGACGAGGTGGTGCGATTCTCCCTCCTGCCGCGCTTCCCCAACCTCGTTCGGCACGATGTGCTTGTGGATCGTGCCGTGGGGGAGCGTTTCGTGCGAAGGTTCGGGCGGGGGTTTCACAAGAGAAGCGAGACGAACCTGGACGAGATCCTCGCGCTCTGCAAGTACCGGGTCGAAGGGACGAAAGCCTTCCGCGTTCACTACTCGTTCGGCTCGGTCGGTGAGATCGTCCCGGAGGAAGGCATCCCGGTGTCGGCTGTGCGGTCACTGGCCCGTTCTACCTCCCTGGAGCATGCCTTCGTCGTTCTTGGGCTGTCCATGGATTCGACGGTCACGCAGTTCTTGACCGCGCTCAAGTGCTTCGATCGCGGGAAGGGGATCGAAGAGCAGTCCCCCGGCTGTCGGAAGATCCTTGCGGAGCACGGTGGATCGACCTCCCTGCGTGGGCTGATATCGAACGCCGGGCTGAGCCCGAGGAACTCCCTCGGTCTCCTGCTGAATCAACTCGGCTTTCCGAAGAAGGAGACGCATTCCGAATATCTGCAAGTCGTCGAGACGAACCGCTACCGGCTCTGGGTGTTCTCGTCAACGGGCCGGGCATTGGTGACGAATCCCGAATACGAGGCCTACCTGTGAGCTTATAGACAAGGAGGGCTGCTAAATGAGTTGGGCAATTACCGTATCGTTTCCGAATGTTGTGAAGGGCAACCCCGGCACGGCTTCCGCGACGTGGACCGATCCTAATCTGGCTTTCGGGGTATTCACTTTCTCCGAGAACGTGCAGGCTGACGTTAAGAGCGGCAACGCTTTCGTGGCAAAGGCTATCGCCGCGAGAGACCACTGGCAGACGGTTCAACAGGGCAACATAGACAAGGCGGCGTGGGTGCTTGGGGTGATTAACGCTGCCGATCCGAAGGCGGTGTAGCGATGGGCGTTACGAAAACGATTGCCGTTGACACGGTAGATCCTTGGACGAATGTTCCTGCCGGTACGCTCGTTGTCGGCGCGGACAAGGACGTCTCCGGGTCGTACAACACGCTGCTTTATATCCAGGTCGCGCTTGTGGAGGCGGTGGCGCAGGCCGGTTGCACCGTCATGGCCGAGGTATCGTACACGGGCAACGATTGGGTGAAGTTCTTCGAGGTCACTGGCACTGCGGAGACTCCCGCCACGACCACGATCAACGATGCCGATGTAGGCGCAGGGGAGACATCCTTGACGCTGACGGACGCGACTACCGGAGATTTCGATGTCCCTGGACGGCTCTGGTATATCAAGGACGGCACGATTGCCAACTCGGAAGCCGTGCGGACGAAGTCGCAGGCGGCGAATGTCGTGACGCTGTGCGATGCTTTGCTTCGCGCCCATGCGAACGGGTTGAACGTCTACGACCGTTGTGATGAGTGGGTCGTGCAAGTGCCGATGGCTGCGGCGTTCGTGCGGGTGGTCATCTACAATTCCGACTCCGATGCGGATGTTGATTTCACCTCTCGGGTATCGATGGTTACGGGAACCTGATGCCGCGCATCCTCACTTCATACCAGAAGCCTCCGCTTGGGGCGATGCTTGGTAGAAGTCACCCGCTGGCGCGTGGATTGGTGGGGTGCTGGCTGTTCAACGAAGGTGCAGGCGTAAAGGCATACGATTTATCCGGCAACGGGAACAAAGGAACGCTTACCGGATTCGATGGGACTCCTACAAGCGGATGGAACGCCGCGGCGGTGGCATTCGATGGGTCAAATGATAAGATAATTGCTCCAATAAATCCGTTGTACGGCGCGGGAACATTTACGATTAGAGTGAAAGTCAAAATAAATGTGATGGCTAACTTTAAAAATATTGTTGGCAACAGGAGTTTTGCTGGCGGAGTCCTCGGGGGCATTTCGATTATGGACTGCGCTACGACAGATTACGGCCTGAACGCTAACTCCGTAATTATTATTCTCGGGGATATGGACCCAGATGCCCATAACCATGTATGGGGTTCCCCCACAAACAGCGTAGTCGCCGGAATTTTGTACGACTTGGTTTTCGTTCGGGAACCGGGGGTTGCTCCGAAAATATATATAAACGGGGAGGAGAAGCCAACAACATATTGGAATGCCAGTCCTTTGAATTATGGGCTTACTTGGCCCGCTACTGATTACGGAATGGGGTTTGGAGAGTCTGCAAATTCATACTCAACAGGTTTTCTTAACGGATCTATTGACAGTATCTATATGTACCGAGACCGCGCCCTCTCCGCTCTTGAGGTCGCGCAACTTTACGCTTCCCCCTACGCCATGTTCGACCTCGGGGCGAACTTCCTCGACTGGAGACAGGCGGTGCGGAGATCGTTCGGGCTCGACGCGCTGCTGAAGAAGGTGCTCTCGAAGCCCGCCTCTTTCGATGCGTACCTGTCGAAGGCGCAGGCGGAAACTTCTTCCATCGACTCCCTGCTTCTGAAACTCGCGCAGGAGAAGGCGGCGAGCTTCGACTCCCTGCTCAACAAGGTCGATCTCGTCAAGTCGATGAGCATCGACGCCCTGCTGAACGAGGTGGGCCTGACGATGGACGCGGGCCTCGATGCGCTCCTAAACTCCATCGGGGTATCCGCTGACGCGAGCCTCGATTCTCTGCTGATCCGGATCGGCCTGATGAAGGATGCCTATCTCGATTCGCTGCTCAACGAGGTGGGACTGACGAAGACCGCTCTCGTCGACGCGCTCCTGACGATGTACGACCTCTCTGCATCTGTTTCGATAGACGCCTTCTTGCAGTCCGCGTTCCAGGAGACGGCCGTGATCGATGCCTTGCTCGTGAAGGGATTCACGGAAGAGTCCTTCATCGATGCCCTGCTTAACGCCATCTCCCTGGAGAAGACGGCCTCGATGGACGCGATACTGTACCGACCGCGCCGGCGTCAGGTCTTGACGAAGTATGACGTATACGGGATCGGTTCGTCCGGAAGGTTCTACCCCGAACCGCAGCCGCTCACGAGCTGGAGAAGAGACAAGAAGGAGACCCTGTCATGACCATGCTCGCCGACCTGAAGTCTTTCCTGGGTCTCACCCTGGACGAGCAGACGGCGTTCAACGATGTGCTCGATATGATCCTCGACTCCGTGATCGTCGAAGCGGACCGGTACATGGGGCTTAAGTATTTCGCCACCGTCAACGGGGCAACCGAGAAGTTCGACGGGTTCCAAGCGATCTTCTCGCTCGGATACGCGAACGTCAACGTGCTATCGTTCACGCTTGTCGTCGAGGGGGAGACAGAGGAGGTGGTCAGTTCGGACTACTACATCGTCAACGCGGCCCGCGGGATCGTGAAAGTAAGGAGCAACGAGCTTCAGGTCGGGCGGGACAGCGTGCATATCAAATACTCCGGCGGCTACGGAGAGGATGCAGCGCCGAGCGACCTGCGGTTCAAGGTCATCAAGCAGGCGTCCTACGAGTTCCGGCGCAGGAAAGATCCCGGACTCTCTGGCGTTCGCTACCCGGACGGGAGCGTTTCGAAGTACGAGGTCTCCGAGTGGCTCCCCGACGTGGAGGAAGTTCTCAACAGGTACAGGAGGATCCTGCTGTGACCGACGCCGCCGCAGGAACAGGGAGACTCCGAGCCCGTCTCCCCGGCGAGATCGCCAAGGAGATGGTTCTCCAGTCGATCGAGCTGGCCGAGTACGTGAAGGAGAGACACCTCACCGGGGGCACGACGTCGACCAGGTTGCACGTGCGCACCGGCAAGATGAGAGCGTCGACGAAACCCGCGCCGATCAAGCGCACAGCGGAGGGGATCGAGGGCGGGATCAACGTCGGCACGATCTACGCGCCGATGCACTTCGGGCGCGCGGGAAGCAAGACGACGATCCGTCCGAAAACGCGCAAGTACCTCACGATCCCGACGGAGTTCGCGAAGACGCCGGTGGGAGTGGCACGCGGCTCGGCGAGGTCTTCGGTCTTCCGGGATACGTTCGTCGCGATGTCCAAGCGTGGGAACCTGTTCATCTTCGGGAGGATCGGCATACAGCGCGGGGCACGGGCAGGCCAGGCGCGCGGGAAGATCGTGCCGCTGTTCCTGCTCGTGAAGAAGGTAGAGATCCCGGCGCGCGTCGATCCGGAGGCGATCCTGCGCTGGTGGAAGCCCCGGGTGATCCGGGCGCTCGGAAAGGTCGTGACGAACGTCACGGCGGAGGTGAGGTAGCGTGGCAACTCCGATCAAGACGCTTCTCCTTCAAGCCTTCAAGGACGCGCTCGAGAACATCGACGGGATCGACAAGGTGATCCGCAACCCATCCAAGCCGGCCACGAAGGAGACCGTCTCCGGCACGCTCGCTCACATGTGGGACGAGCAGACCACCATCACCGAAAAGAACCGGATCGATAGGTACGAAATGCCGGTGCAGATCGACGTCTGGTTCCCGTTCCACGAAGACAGCGCTTCCGACGAAGCCGATCTCGTCGAAGCGGAGGTGCTGAAATACATCCCGACGGACGCCGGGATTCGGCAGTACGCGATGCGGGTAGCAAAGGACCCTGCGGGGTTTTCGGATAAGGACCTGGTTGACGAGTTCCTCTTCGCCCTCGTCATGCGCTTCATCGTGACTTTCTCAACCGTCGCGGGGGATCCTTACACCCTCGCCAAAGCACCGAGCGGAGGATCATAGAATGGCAAACGCTCACAGCACGGACCTCTACTACCTCGGGAAGGGGATTCTCTCCTTCAACCGCCTGGTAAGCGGCGTGCCGGAGGGATACCGGGATCTCGGGAACGCTACGGGATTCACGATCACCCCGGCACTCGAGAAGCTCGAACACTTTTCCTCGAGAGAGGGGATCAAGAAAAAGGACAAGGTGGTCATCACTTCTGCGGGCCTGACCGCGAAGTTCACCCTGGACGAGTACGACCGGGACAACCTGGCCCTGGCTCTGCTCGGAACGCACAGCGGCGGAGTCATCAACCTTCTATCCGATCCGACGATCGAGGGTGCGCTCCGGTTCGTGGGTGCGAACGACGTCGGCCCAAACTTCCAGGTGGATCTGTGGAAGGTCGCGCTTCAGTCGACGGCCGAGGTGCCGTTCATCAACGAGGCGTGGGGAGAGATCCCCTTCGATGCGGAGGTGCAGTCAGACATCGATAACCACCCGAGCCAGGAGTACGGGATCATCACCGAAATCAACATGAGTTAAGCGAAGGAGGCGGACGGTGGGCAGCGAGAAGAAGGAAAAGGAAAAGACAGGGTTCGACATACTCTTCCCGGAGATCCGGGTGGAGGGGTACGACGTCAAGCCCTGGACGTACCGGCAGGGGAAGACTCTCATGCCTACCGTCTCCTCCCTGATCAAGAAGATCGGGAAGTTCTACGAAGACCGGAAGGGGGAAGGCGGTGCCGACGTTTCGATCCTGGACCGTTACTCACTCGCGGAGATCGTCGGCACCATCCTTCCCGAGATCATGGACGAGGCACCGGTGGTCCTCTCCGTGTCCCTCGGGATCACGGAGGACGAGGTGCAGGAGATGGAGATGGGGAAGGTGGCCGCGCTCTATCTCGCGTTCCTGATCGAGAACGCGGAATACCTCCTTGGTTTTTTCGGAAAGGGAGGCGGGGGGAGTCAGACGATCCGATCGGTCAAATCGAACTCCTCGTCTCCCGTGGCCACCGGCTGAAGGATATCTTGGAGGTCTACACGATGCCGCAGGTTTCGGCCTTCGTGAAGGCGGCGAACGCGAACATCGAGGAAGAGTTTCTGAGTCGGGCGGCGTCGGCAAGGCTCGCGATGGCGAAGGACAAGGACTGGAAGCACTTCCTCGATTCCAGGAGATACCGTGAGGTGCGAAAGAAAGGCCAGACGATCGGGAAGGCGCAGGCAATGAGACTCCAGATGCTTCTCGGAGGAAAGCCGGATGGCGGAAAGTAAGGACCTCGCGACTTTAGTTCTGAGGTTCGTTGCGCAGACGGAGCAGATCGAGGCGGGCATCCGCCGCGTCGAGAGTGATGTCCGCGGCTTCGAGTCCCGGCTTTCCGGCCACGCGAAGAGGATCGCTGCTTACTTTGCCGGGGCGTTTACCATCGGCGCGGCCATCTCCACGCTCAAGCAGGCGACCGTTGCCTCGACTGAGTTCGCTGACGCCGTCAGCGAGGTGTCCACGCTTCTTCCCTCGGACACGGACATGCGCCCGATTGTCGAGGGATCGAAGGAGATGGCCAAGGCGTTCGGTTCCCAGCCGAAAGAACAGGCGAAGGCGTACTACCAGATCATCTCTGCCGGCGCTACGGACGCAGCGACCGCAACGGATATCCTTACCGCTGCGAACAAACTCGCAGTCGGCGGCGTGACGGACGTTTTCACGGCGGCGGACGGGCTCACCACCATCCTCAACGCCTACGGAATCGCTTCAGGGCAAGCTACCGAAGTCACGGACGCGATGTTTGTGGCGATGAAGGCGGGAAAAACCACAATAGGAGAACTGTCACGGTCCATCGGACAGGTGGCGCCAATCGCTGCGCAGACCGGGGTAGCGCTTGATGATCTGCTTGCCGCCATCGCTGCGCTTACCAAAGGCGGCATCGCTACCAGTATCGCAACAGCTGGCGTGCGAGCAATTCTTGCGGCGATTGCCAAGCCGTCTGCGGATGCCGTGGAACTCTCAGCGCAGCTCGGGATCAACTTCTCCGCGGCAGGTCTGAAGGCCAAGGGGTTCGCCGGTTTCTTGGCCGAAGTAAAGGAGAAGACTGGAGGGAGCACTGAGTCACTCGCGAAGCTGTTCGGCGGGGTAGAAGCGTTAGTCCCGATTATGGCGCTGTCGGGGAACGCGGGGAAAGACTACGCCACGATCCTCGGGCAGATGGGCGAGAAGGCTGGCCAGACGGAAGAGGCTTTCCGCAAGATGGCCGATAGCCCGGGCTTCAGGTTCGCGCAGCTTAAGGCGGCCATCACGGTCATCGGGATCGAGTTCGGCGACATGGTCCTCAAGGTGCTCGTGCC